TGCAAGAAGATCGAAGAAGAGCCTCGGAGGTTAATTACCGAGATATGTGAAAAGCACTAAAGTTTCTTTCTGAGAAACTGGATACCGGGCGTGAACCGGACCTAAAGAGTAGTTGTGTTATTTAAAAGAAAAGATTTAAAGAAGTGGTGGGACGAGAACGATGCACCAAAGTGAGGTGGCGTTCATTAATCGAGCCATCAATAAAAACGCCTGAGGCGCGAAGAATATTCAAAATCTCGACAATCTCGAGAGGTTGATTGTCAGAGGAAAAAGAAGAAGGGATAGAGGCGAGAGCCTCGCGAACTGAAAGCGGCGGCTGGGGGGCGGCAGCGGCAGGAGGAGAAAGAAGAGGCAAAAGGTCGGAACGGAAAGAGTGCGTATCCGCGTCACCCGGAGACTCGAGGTCCCACTCGAAATCCCCTTCTTCATCCACCAAGGCCTTGAACCAGAACGAATCACCGCCTGGTAACTTGGTGAAGAAGAAGAAGGAGGAAGGGAAGAGATCAGCCGAGGTAGCCAGTCCCAAAGTGGCGGACCTGTAGGATGACTTGCCCAGTGATCGTGCCAGGGGAGCAAACGAGGAGCGTCGAGTCGGTCGTGGGAACGTGGAACTTGACGAGCAGGGCGGGGGAGTATAACCCGGGAAGTGCCCCCTTGAGTGATCTCGAGACGCCTGAAGGCCAGGGGAGTTGCTCAGAGACCGCTGAACGCTCGGAAGAACCGGATCGCCACGAGCTCTGGACTGCAGATGGGAGTACAACGAGGTCGTCGTAAGACCCAGCTTTGTCAGTGATCGAAGGAACGATCCCCGTGATGACGTCGAGATTTGCGTTAAGGGGTCCTGGGAGTCGAAGCTCAACCGACTCCACTTCTGCCGAGCCGAAGTATCCCAGCGGGACAGAGACTCCGGGGAGGGAAGAGAGGAGTATGACTTGGGCGTCTGGTGGCGGGGTATTAGCGGTAAAGGTGAGTTTGAAGGAACCGCAGAGACGGTCGACGCGGACCGCTTGTGGAGATGGGGCACCGGCGGCGAGGTCACCAACGTAGGATCCTCCCCCTTCAGGAGCGACGTGCAAGAGGTAGGCGGCGGGGGGAGACGCATTGAAGAAGACGAAGAAAAGTTGGAAAAAGATGGAACGGAGGAGGAAGAACATGAGAGAGATGTGAGAGGTATATTGAAAGAATATTGGCAAATAGGCTTAACGTTAAGAAATTACAAGGAATGGTCGGAGAGGTGGGTATCTAAGACGTCCAATAGATGACGTGGGAGGGTATGAAGAAAAGCGGGACCCAAAGCGGAGATAAACTCGTCCCTAGCGATAGGAGAACGGGGATCTAAAAAGGATTTAAAAACAAGGTGGGAGACCATAGAAGGGTGTTCAAAGCAAAAGCGCATGAACCAAGATTGATACTCGAGGGCGTCACCGCTCAAGTAGCCAAAAACCTTGTCGCCATGAACCTCGGCGAAGAAAGCTTCCATGAAGTAAGAATCAAGCTTGCGTGAAAGAGAACCGTGGTCATCGGCGTAAATGGTCTTGAGAGCAAGGAGGACCGGAGAGCGCACAGCGCCAATAGGGAGGGCCCACCAACCGCAGAACTCTGGGTAGGGGCTGTCGTCTCCAACAAGAACCAGAGTGAAGTGGCGCTCAAGATGAGTCCACTCAGGCTTTTGCTGAAGTTTAAAGAAAGAAAGAAAGTCATCGCCGGAAGCGGCCAAAGAAGCGCCTCCTTTGAGGGGGGTGATCAAGTCGAAACGAGTGGCGTAATAGGCCAACCCGTATAAAGTGTTGAGGGTATAAGTCTCCGGGGAACCGGAAACGCGCATGTAACGGTGGGAACCATACTGGGAATTGAAAGACTTGAACTCTAGGTAGAAGTCAATAAGAAATTGGGGCCAGCCCATGTAAGCAGCAAAGTAAATCTCAAAATTGGTGCTCTCTTCGGTGCAAGAACTGTCGAAGGCTTTAGCGTCCCGCGCGTCATGGATGGGGCCGGAAAATTCCTGGCACCACTCGGAGAATTCGGCGATAGTGTGGCCGCCATGAATCCAGATTTGTTTGCTTTTATATCGATCAACGATTTTTCTAGTGTAGCGAATGAGAGGACCAAGAACGTGAACGACGATCTGGTGGCAGGTAGCTATAGGCTGACCTTTCTTCGCAAAGGGAAGATCGTCAAGATCTTTGAGGAGGGTGAGGACGGCCATCTTCTGCTTCTCTTGGGACTTGACCCAAGCGTGGATCTGATTGAAAGGTATATCAGGGTCAGACCGATCAGCGTTGTTGAGAAGGGAGGCGAGCGGTTTGTCCAGCATCGTTTGCTCGTTCTCAAGGAGGCACTCAAGAAAGAGATCCTGCTCGAAGGGAATGGGTTCAACCGGGAGGTCGCAGAGCTCGCGAAAGTTCTCAAAAATAAGAGGGCCCAGCCAGTGGGTGTGGGAAAGAGCTTCCTCGTTCTGAGCTTTGGAACGGAACTGCCAGCGCTCAATAGCGGAAGGGAGAAGAGTGGGGTCATTCTTCGCGCTTTGAACGGGGAACCAATGGTCAGTCAAAGGATGGTAAGTAGCACCATCGGAGGAAGCAACCAAGTCGGGAAATTGGTTGGAAGAAAAACCCTGATGAAGCATCTCCAGAGATTCGCGGGGAGCAACCGGGTCATGAAGGGCGAGGGAGGGGAGGTAAGGAGCAAAGGGAAGGGAAGTGGGGATGCGCGGCTCAGCCGTGAAAGAAGGTTCATAGACTCTGGGCTCCGGAACGGTCGGTAGAATCGGTCGGGTATAAAGGACTGAAGCGACAGGAGGCAGCGCCTCGAATTTTTCGGTGTATAAGTGTGAGAGGGCCTCACCGACCGTCGGCAGTTTGGCGGCTGTGCAATGAATAATAGGAGCACAGGAAACGATCTTCACAGAAGGGGGAAAAGAGGAAGGGATGTCGACCCAAATGGGTCGGGAAGGTTGAGAGCCGAAAAAACGACCCCAAAAAGGAGAAGCAAGGATCAGCCTGTGATCGGTCGTGTCGATGGAATTGA